ACACAGCCAGCAGCTGGCCTTTTGATGTAGTAGTAAGTAAACTCATAATTATTCTCCTTAAAGAATAGTATATAGTTTGTACGTAGATGTACAGGCCTATATAGTAAGCCTAGAACCAGGACGATAACGATAGTTATCTAGGTAGTACCGGGGGGGTACTTCCCCTTGATTCCCACTATACGGTAGTATACTGAACCCATACTAATTTTATAAATCCCACTACAGAAAAAATCTGGACTAATACTAATATATTATTATATATCTCATTGGCGGAGCGTAGGTGAAGGTGGAGATATGCGTAGCATATCGTAGGCTGAACCTACTCTCTTTCTCTTGTAAAATTAGCTGTTATATTTCAATGACTTAAAATTGAGTTTGTACGTTAGAGGGGTATTATATGTACTTCTCTAACGTACACTCCAGTAAAAAATACTTCTGTACAAGTATTTTATTGTGGTATAGTGGGATTATGCGAGAATTTAATAAGAGTATTAGGGGGGTTCAGGCTATGCGGGTATTTGTACAAATAGGTAAACCAGTAGCTAGTCATTTACTTTTATATTTATTAGCTAAGATGGATAAGAGTAATAGCGTTCATGCGTCTAGGGGGGAATTAATGGAGGGTACGGGGTTAAGTAAGAATACCTTGACTTCAGCTATGAGGGAGTTGAAGGATTTAGATCTAGTGAGAAAGAGATATGGTTCTACGTATTTAGTTAATCCTGATTATGCTCATTTCGGTGATAGTAGAAGTTATCATATTATTAGTTATGAGTGGGGGAAAGCTAAAGTGGATATCAGAAAGGAATGTAGGGTTCGAAGTGGAGCTCTGCACTAGATATTATTAGTTCAGGTGGGTGTAGGTGTAGGATAGGCTGTATCTTAGATAATACTGTGAGAGGGGATGAGAAGGGCTGTGAGAGGTGTATAGTAGTTACCCCTACTACTTGGGTGAGTGGAGGGAGATCGTCCTCTCCTTCTACAATGAACGCCTCTGTAGAGTGGGGGCGTTGTATGATGGCAATAGATCCGTAGTGAATAGACATTGGAGTAGTATATATGAAAACGAATATAGCAGCAACTGGGCATGTGGGGGCGACGGTAAATACTGAGAGTAGTCCTAATATTACTAGGGATCAGTTGATTAAGGTTATGCCTAGTAAGCATTTAGTTAAGGGGATTACTCCTGAGCTAGTTGATGTTATTAACTCGGAGCCTGATAGTGATTTGAGGAGAGTGTATAAAGAGAATATACTTGGATATGCTAACGTATTGGGGGAGGGGAGGTTTAGTTTAGCTGGGTATGTGCAAGCAGTTAAGTTTGTTAGTTTAAAGTTGTTGGGGGATAATAGTAGTCTTGCTTATAGTAAAGTATTTCCTGATAGATACCAGGGGCTAGTAAATAAGGGGACAGCTACGAAGGATATAGCTAGTTTTGCTAATAATTATAGTAAGAATACTATGTGTACGAAGATACTGGAGCAGTCTCTAGTTCCTACGCATATCCTGAATATGGATTTACATCAAGAGGCTATTAATGTTCAGGCAGAGTTGATGAGGTCAGCTAGATCAGAGACTGTTAGGCAGAAGGCAGCAGAGAGCCTAATTATTAATCTAAAGGCTCCTGAGACTGCTAAGATAGAATTGGATATAGGCGTAAGCAATAACACTATAGATGACCTCAGGGCTACTACAAGAGCTCTAGCGAAGCAACAAATGGATATGATTAAGAGTGGTATTAGTAGTGCTAAGGATGTGGCGCATAGTGAGTTATTAGTGAATACAGTAGAAGGTGAGTATAGGGAGGTAGATGATGGATAAAACAGTAGATGATTACCTGAATGAGATAGACTATTCCACAGACCCTGGGTACGTGCCTAGTGAGTTTGCACTGGAGTTTGTTAGTTTCTTGAAGTTAGTTAATGGTGATGAGGGAGAGGAAAATCTGACCCCTGTTATGCATTATAAGATGTTAGATAAGGTAGCAGGTAAGGCACAGCATACTGTGAATATGATGTTTAGGGGGAGTGCAAAGACTTCTATATTCGCTGAGTACATGTTTCTGTATATAGCTACATATGGAGGGATACCAGGGTTTGGTGATATTAATTTAGCTATGTATGTCTCGGATAGTATTGAGAATGGTGTGAAGAATATGAGGAAGAACTTGGAGTTTAGGTGGGAGAATAGTGAGTTTCTTCAACATTTTATACCCTACGCTAAGTTTACTGATGTGAGGTGGGAGTTCAAGAATATTGATGGTAAGCCTCTAGTGGTTAAGGGGTACGGAGCATTGAGTGGGGTTCGTGGAGCTAAGGAGATGGGACAGAGACCCACCTTTGCAGCTATGGATGATCTTATATCTGATGCCGATGCCCGGTCTCCTACGGTAGTAGCCAGTATTGAAGATACCGTATACAAGGCAGTAGACTATGCACTGCACCCAACTAGACGAAAAACTATATGGAGTGGTACTCCGTTTAATGCTAAAGATCCGCTGTATAAAGCTGTAGAGAGTGGAGCTTGGAATGTGAACGTATATCCTGTGTGTGAGAAGTTTCCATGCAGTAGAGAGGAGTTTAGGGGGGCTTGGGAAGATCGGTTTAATTATGACTATGTGCAGGAGCAGTACAGTAAGGCAGTAAAAGCAGGGATGATAGATACCTTCAATCAGGAGCTAATGCTTAGAATCATGTCGGAGAAAGAGAGACTTATTTTAGATAGTGATATCATCTGGTACAAGAGGAGTAATGTCCTACAGAATAAAGGTGCATACAACTTCTATATCACTACCGATTTCGCCACAAGTGACAAGCAGAGTGCGGATTACTCAGTAATTAATGTTTGGGCTTACAATAACAACGGGGATTGGTTGTGGGTAGACGGGTTCTGTGAGAAAGCTCTGATGAATGTCGCTATAGATAATTTATTTAGGTTATCACAAAAGTATAATCCGCTAGAGGTTGGTATTGAGGTAACAGGGCAACAAGGGGGCTTCATTAGTTGGGTACAATCAGAGATGCAGACCAGGAATATCTACTTTAATTTGTCTAAGGGGAAGAACAGTACCCAGATAGGTATCAGACCTACTAAGGATAAGATGAGCAGGTTCCAGACTAATGCAGTACCCCTATTCAAGTCACATAAGATATGGTTACCAGAAGAGTTAAAAGATTCTAGTGAGCTACAGGAGCTACTTGCGGAGCTATCTCTAGCTACTGTCAAGGGGTTCAAAAGTAGGAATGATGACCAGATAGATACTGTTACAATGTTAGCTGAAATTAATTCTTGGAGACCTAGTGAGGTATCTACTGAGGTAGATGAGGAAGGTAAGAGTAAGTTCAGTAAGTATTGGGATGAGGAGGAGGAGGATGAAGGGGAGTCTAGTTACTTTGTGTAATTGAGCTTGACACGATTAGGTAGGTATGATTAGATTAATAGTAACATTGGAGATACTATGAAAATTGCAGATTACATTGAGTTTTTAGTTAGTGGTGAAGTACAACAGTTAGCTGTGAGTGATGTAGGTGACCTAGATCCTGCTAGTGTGGTTACGCCTACAGATATACACGAGAAGAACCGTAAGAAGCTGACTACCTACTTGAATCTAGCTAATATCGAACTATACAAAAAGTTTAATATATCTGTGAAAACATTGGAGTTAGACTTCGCTCTAGCTGGAGAGGAGTTCTCTATTCCTGATGACTACCTACATGCTATCAATGGGGAGTTTAAAGATGATGGTGAGGATATTCCACTAAATAATAATACAAAGGATGTGGTAGATGAGGTAGATTCTTTAGTTAGTATTATATTGGTGGATCCTACGAAGGTATTAATTAAGGGCACAGACGCGAAGGGGAGGAAGGACATGCTTCTCAAGTATGCATCCGCACCTAAGCTAGCTAAGAACATTAGATCCAAGCTAGAGCTCCCTCACACGTACACAGAGGCTCTCTTGAACTATGCCGCGTATAAGGCACATGTATCTGTAAGTGGTGATATGAAGGCAGAGAACAACACCTACTACCTTAGGTTTAGAGAGAGCTGTAAGCAGATAAATTTATTAGGTCTAAATACTCCAACGACATTGAGTAGTAATAGTAAATTAGAGGATAGTGGATTTGTTTAAAAATAGGTGTTGACTTTTTAAAGTAACAAGTATATATTGAATGTATTGCATAACCAAATGCTGAGAACAACCCGACTAAGTCGGTTAAATATTGGAGGCCTAAATGGCGTATTACGACACA